AATTTTCGTAAGAAATTTTCGCATGTAACGCGCGCCGCCGCTCCTGTATTACGGGGGCATGTCGTGCGATTACTCCCTATACGTCGGCTATACCATCGCCGAACTGCAACCGCTGATCGATGAGGCGAAAGCCGCCTTGCAGGCGGTATCGCAGGGCAAGCTCGTCCAGCGCGTGGCCTTGGGCGACATGTCCATCGCCTTCTCAAACGCCGCGCTCAACTCCGGGCAAATCGCCAAAACACTCGCCGCGTTGCGCGCCGCCTTGGCGGCGGCGCAGGCGTCCCCCGATGGCGTTGTTCCCGCGTCACGCCTGGCCCGGCCGATATTCCCATGGGTCCACTAGCCCCCGTCCCGCGCCCCCGCATCCTGGCCCCGGACGGCCAGCGTTTCGCGCTGACGGTCTTCGGCCAGCCCGCCCACGACGCCGCCGACCGGACCTCGCGCGCCTTCGCCGGCTGGAATCCGCCGCTTGGCTCCGCCGATGCCGATTTGCTGGACGAGCTGCCCACGATGTGGGGCCGAGGCCGCGACCTCGGCCGCAACGAGGCGCTGACCGCCAGCGCCTATCAAACCTACCGCGACAACATCGTCGGTCACATCCTGCGCCTGTCCGCCCAGCCCGCTTATCGGATGCTCGGCCGCGACAAAGAATGGGCGGATGAATGGGGAAACGGCGTCGAGGCGTGGTTTCAAACGTGGTCGGATTCCACTGAATGCGACGCCGCCAGAACCCAAACGCTGCTCGGGCTCACCCATCAGGCGCTGACCGGCGCGCTGATGAACGGCGACGCCCTCGCCGTGGCGACCTGGGAGCCGCGTCCCGATAGTTTGTGGTCCACCCGGCTCCAGATGATCGAAGCCGACCGGCTCGACACGCCGCCGCTTCTCGCTAGCCGTTCCGATATCCGCAAGGGCGTCGAGATCGACCGCTACGGCGCGCCGGTCGCGTATCACGTCCGCAAAACCCACCCCGGCGATCTCGGCTCGGGCTTTGATGACTTCGAGCGCATTCCCGCTTTCACGCCGTGGGGCAGACGGCGGGTGATCCACCTCTACGACAAAGAGCGCAGCGAGCAGAGCCGGGGCAAGCCCATCGTCGCGGCGGTGATGAAAGACCTGCGGATGGCCGGCAACTACTCGCAAGCCGAGCTGAAAGCCGCCGTGGTGAATGCCCTGGTCGCCGCCTTCATCGAATCCGATCTCCCACAAGATTCAGTCGCCGCGCTGTTTTCCGGTGGCGGCGAAGACCTGATTAACCCGTTGCAATACTGGAATGAAGCATTTTCAGCCGCCAACGCGCCGCGACTGGAAGGCGGTGCGGTGATCCCGATTCCCATCGGCGCGAAGCTCGCCAGCCACAACCCCGGCCGGCCCGCGACCGCCTTCGGCGTGTTCATGGGCTCGGTGGTCCGGCGCATCGCTGCCGGGATGCACCTGCCTTATGAGCTGCTCCTGAAAGACTTCTCCAAAACCAACTATTCGAGCGCCCGCGCGGCGTTGTTGGAAGCCTGGCGCTTTTTCCTCGGCCGCCGCCGCTGGCTCTCCGACATGTGGTTGCAACCCATCTACGAGCTGTGGATGGAAGAAGCGATTGCCCTCGGTCGCGTGCTCGCGCCCGGCTTTTATTCGAACAAATACGCTTGGCTCAAAAGCCGGTGGGTATTCGCTGGTCGCGGCTGGGTCGATCCGGTGAAAGAAGCGACCGCCGCCAAGCTGCGGCTGGAAACTGGTTTGTCCACCTTAGAAATGGAATGCGCGGAACAGGGGCTGGACTGGGAAGACGTGCTGGAGCAGCAAGCCCGAGAGCGGTCCCGCCGCCAAAAATTGGGCCTCCCGGAGCCCGGCGCAACGGCATCAACAGCGCCGCCACCCGAGCCGGACGACGACGAAGCGCCAGCCGGCCAAAACAGCCAGGAGCCCGCCGATGCGTGACCAGAACTTGAAGGCCGCTGACACGCTGCTCGCGCTGGCGCTGATGCCCGGAACCGCCGTCGAGGGCGACTTGCTGCACGCGATTTCGGCGAGCGGTCCGGCCGCCTATATGACCGCGCCACCGAAGCGCCAGTCCGCCGGCTACCGGTTGGAAGGTCCGGTCGCGGTGATCGAAATCTTTGGTCCGCTCGTCCACCGCACGACCTTAGATTGGGGCGGGTGGACGCAGGGCTACCAGGACATTGCCACCCAGCTTTCCGCCGCCCTGGCCGACAGCGCGGTCAAGGTTATCGTCCTCTCCATCGACTCGCCCGGCGGAATGGCGGACGGCTGCGCGCAACTGGCCGAGCAGATCGCCGCCGCGCGCGGCATAAAGCCGATCCACGCTTGCGTCAACGATCTGGCGGCGTCGGCCGGCTACTGGATCGCCGCCGCCGCCGAAAAAGTGTCCGCCACCAAAACCAGCCGCGTCGGCTCCATCGGCGTGCGGGCCTTGCACATCGACATGTCCGGCGCGCTGGAGCAGGCCGGCTACCGGGTCACGGAAATTTTTGCGGGCGATCACAAGGTAGACGGCACCCCCTATGCCCCGCTGTCCGACGAGGCGCGCGCCGCTTTTCAGGCCAGCATCGATTACACCTACCGGCTGTTCATCTCCTCGGTCGCGACCAACCGCAACCTCGGTCGCGACGTGATTGCCGGAACCCAAGCCGCCGTATTCGACCCGCCCGAAGCCAAAAAAATCGGGCTGATCGACGCCATCGAAGACCCCGATACCGTGATTGCCCGTCTCGCGAACCGCTACGGCGGGCGCGCCAATCCCCAGCGGGCCGCCCCCCGCGCATCCAGGAGTTCCACCATGTCCGACGATCCCAACCGCTACCAAGCGGACGGCCCCATCATCACCCAAGCCCAACTCGACGCCGCTCGCGCCGAAGGCCGCGAATCCGGCCTCAAGGAAGGTCGCGACCGTTTATCCGCCGTGCTGAATTTGCCCGAAGCCGAAGGCCGCGAGGCGCAAGCCAAAGCCTTGGCGCTGACCACCGACCTCGATCCGGCCGCCTGCGCCGGAATCCTGAGCGCCGCTCCCAAGGCCGAGGCCGCGCAAGCTGCTCCCGCCCAGCAATCCGAATTCGCCGCGCACATGGCCGCGATCGGCAACCCGCAGATCGGACCGGACAGCGGGCAGGCCAGTCAGTCGCCAGATGCTGGGGCCAGGGCGTGGGGATACGCCTTCGCGCAGCAACAGTCCGCCTTAAAACAGTAAGGAGCCGCCGCAATGCCCAACGTATTCAACCAGGGAACGCCGCAATGGGCATTCCTGGCGTCCGAAGCCAACGACACCCGGTCGCGCACCCAAGGCGTGCTCGTGTCTGCCGCCGGAAACAATCTCAAATCGGGGACCGTGCTCGGCAAAGTCACCGCCAGCGGCAAGTACACGCTGCTCGCACCGGCAGCGGCCGACGGCAGCCAAGTCGCTGCCGCGATCTTGTGCTGGAACACCGACGCCAGCGCCGCCGACAAGCGGACCGTCGTCGTGGACCGAGACGCCGAAGTGATCGATACGTTGCTGATCTGGCCCGCCGGCATCACCGATCCGCAAAAAGCGACCGCCCTCGGCCAGTTGGCCGCGCTCGGCATCAAGCTTCGCCAAGGAGACCCGCTGTAATGCCTGACACGATCATGAATATCTTCGATGGGGACGCCTTCAGTCACGTCTCCATGACGGCGGCGGCCAACCGCATCGTGCGTGTCCCCAAAATGCTGGGTCGACTCAACCTGTTCGAAGTGGACCGGATCACCACCCCGGACGTCGCGATTTCGATGGCCAAGGGACGCTTGAACCTGATCCCGACCACCGAACGCGGTGCGCCGCTCCCGTCCGCCACGCCCGACAAGCAGCAGCTTCGAATCGTCCGAACCCCGCGCGTGGCCAAGCAATCCACGCTCTACGCTCACGAAATCGGCAATCTGCGCGCTTACGAAGATGCGGTCTACGACGTGCAGAACCGCCCGACCCGAATCGCGGTGTCCGAACTCGATCAGGTCGCCAACATCATTTTGGCCCGCCAGATCAAGTTGCAAGCGGATTTGGAGTTCACGATGGAGTATCACCGCCTCGGTGCGGTGCAAGGGAAGCTACTGGATTCGGACGGCTCCCGCGTCATCTATGACTGGTTCGCTGAACTCGGCGTCGCGCAACCCGCCGAAATCGATTTCGACCTCGACAACGCCTCGCCGGCGAAAGGCGCGCTCCGGCAAAAGTGCATCGCGCTTACCCAAGCGGTGCGCAAGGCGCTGGACGGGCTGTGGATCGACGGCTATTCCTACCTGCTCGCGTTGACAGGCGATGCGTTCTGGGGCGCGTTTACTTCGCACGTTGAGGTGGACCCAACTTACGGCGTGTTCGTCAAATCGGTCGATCAGATGAACGCCCTGCAAAACTGGGGGCTGCCCGGCCAGTCGTTTCCGTTCGCCGGCATTCGGTGGGACAACTACGCCGGGTCCACCGACAACAAAGTCGCGGTCGGGACCGACAAGGTGATTTTTATCCCCGTCAACGTCCCCGGCCTGTACCGCCTCGCGCTCGCCCCAAGCGAGTTCTTCCCGTACATCAACACCCCAGGCAAGGATTTTTACTCCCTGCTCGTGCGGGATCTTGAGCGCAACGCCTGGGTCAAGCCGGAAATCTATAGCTACCCGCTGCACTACTGCACCGCGCCCGAAGCGCTGAATCGCGGCCGGATGACCTGATGCCCGCTCCATTTTGGCAAAAAACGGTAACCGCCTTTCCCGCAAACGCGGCGCTGGTCGATCCGATCCGCCAGCGCGAACGACGCTGGCGGCGCTGATGCTCGCTATTTTTATCGAAGCCGCCGCCACCATCGCCCAAGAGCTGGGCGAGGCGGCGACCTACGCCGTGGATGAGTCGGGCGAGACGATCAGTTTGCGCGCCATCGTGCGCCGCGACGTGCAAACCCCCATCGGGGGAATGGAATCCGCTGTTCAGGCGCGCCGCACCGTCATCCAGATCGAGCGGGCAAAACTCGCGGGCCACAAGCCGGTCCGCGACGACACCGTTACCGTCGGCGCGGAAACTTGGCGGGTGCTGGCCATCGAGAACGACGACGGTTACATGGTGCGGCTGAAGGTGGTTGAAACGACATGATCGCCGTCGAATTCGATCCGGCGCAGATCCAAGCGGTCCGCGAGCGGCTGGCGCACATCGTCAATGGCGCGGAGCGGGCGATGGCCCGCGCGCTGAACCGCACGGCGAGCAAAGCCAAGACGCTATCGAGCCGCGCGATTCGCAACGAGGTAAACCTTTCGGCGGCTTACGTCCGCGATAACCTAAAAGGCCCGGCCAACGGCGCGGCGTTCAAGGCGTTCCCCGGCAAACTCTCCGCTCGGCTCAGCACGCCGAAACGCGGCATTTTGCTGCGCAATTTCGTCACCAACGCCATCCCATCGGGTCCAGGTCGGCCCGCAACGCCGATTCGGGTTCGGGTAAAGGCCGTCGGGCCGACCGAGGTTTTGCGGAGCGGGTTTTACATCAAAACCCAAGCCAGCAACGCGATCACTCCGGCGGTCCGCAACGAGGTATTGCGCCAGCTCAATATGAAGCAAAAGCTCGATTCCGGGCCGTATACCGTGCTTCACGGGCCATCGCTGTCGCAAGTGTTCGCATCTGTGAAAGACGACATCTCTGGAGACATGAGCGGTTTGCTGGCCGTGAATTTCGAGCATGAAACCGAGTGGCTGCTCAACAAATATCCGCCGCCTGGCGATGACGGGGCGACCGAGGCATGAGCCGCGAAACGGTTTTGGCGGCTCTCGCTCAGCGGATCGGAGCGCGCCGCGCGCCGTGGCCGGAGATGGACGAAACCGACAGCGCGCCTTACACGCTGCTGATCGATGGCGCGGAGACGGTGACCCGGCGCGAGTACGGCGAGGCTTATATCGATTTGCAAGTGGAGGTTTGGCGGACGGCGAAAGCCGGTGACGACCAGCGCGCGACGGCGGCAAGCGGGACGCTGGAAACGCTGATCGCGCAGATTTACGGGACCGACCCGACGCTCGGCGGGGAATGTCTCGGGATGCGCTACGCCGAAGGCAACACGTTTTACCCGGCCGACGGAACCGACCTCGTTGGAGCAGCCGTTTCGTTCGTCCTGGAGTACGCGCGCCCCGAATAAGCAGGACGATCCGCCGCATCGTGCGGCCCGCCGAGAGGCGATTTATCCCAGTAGCTGGAGATTGCAATGGCAAAGATTTTGACAGCGCAAGCGATTTACTATGAAGCCGGCGTCACGCAATACCCGTTCGCCGCGCTGGCGAACAGCGGCGACAATAAAACGTTTGCCGACTCCCGAAAGCCTTGGTCCCAGGCAACGGGGAGCGAGGCGGTGATCGCGCCTTACGGGGTCATTACAGGCGGCGCGATCACGCCGGACGATGCGGCGGCCAACAACACGGTCGACGTCGCGGCGCTGACCGCGATGATGCCCGGCGCGACCGGCGCGAGCGCCACCACCGGCATCCTGACGGTCGCGGCGTCCGCCAACCTCGCAATTACCCGCGCGGCAGCGGGTGGAGCGCCGTACAAAACGACCTCCATTACGATTACGGCGGCCGGCGCAATTGCCGCCGTGGCCGGAACCGATGGCGCGGCGCAGGTCGAAACGCGCGGCGCGGCAGGCGGCCCGCCTTTCATCCCCGTCGATTCCATCGAAATCGGGCAGGTGCGCCTCGGCAGCATCACCGCCGCGCCCATCGCCGCAGGCGAAATCTATCAGGTTCCTGGCTTGCACCAGGAGCGCGCAGACCTGCCGGTCTACTCCGCCGATTATTTGGCCGGGAAAGTGACGTTCGCCTCCGCGCTCCCGCCGATTCACACCGGCTCGGTCGCCAAGCGCGTTTACGCGCGCGTCGCCTTGCCGATCTTTGCCGAAATCCCCAACACCAAAGACTGGGTGCCGGCCAAAGAAACGCTCTCGGTTCAGTCCGACGCTTACTACGACGGCGTGGTCGGTTCCTCGTCTTCGTCTATCGGCGCGGCGTCGTTCTCGGTCGCGCTCAACGACGGCCACGGCGATCTCCTGGTCCAGAACGAGGGCAAAAACCTGCTGTGGATGTTCAAGCCCGACAAGAATGGCGCGGCCTATTCGCTGACGCAGGGAGCCTACAGCATCGCCCAAACCTTCGGCGTCAAAGCCGCGCCGACCGGGACGGTCACGATTGCCGCCCAGCAAGCCACCCGAGCGTTTGCAGCATGAGCGCGCTTGCCCGCATCCGCAACCTGCAATGGGAGCTTCCCACCCGCGCGGTCCCGATCCCGGCTGCGCTACGGGAGGCTGAGCCGGATCTGCCGGAATCGTTTACGGTCAGAATGGCCACAGCGGCCGATACCGCGTTTGTCGCCGAAGCCGACGACCGGGCAAAAAACATGGCGGCGATGATCGAGGCGCTTGCCGCTAACTGCTTGCAAGACAAGGCCGACGCGATCAAGGCCGCCGCCGGGCTTGATGGGCAGCCGCCAAAAGCGTTTTCGCGCCAAGTCGAATTTATCTTGCGCTGCGTGAGCGCGCCAGAACTCGACCGCGAAGACGTGCTTTGGATCAGCCGGACGTTCCCGGCGCTTTTCCTCGCGCTGTTCGCCGCGATCATCGAGTTATCCGGCGAGGGCGGCGCCGTGGGAAAACCGCCTGGCTCTACGGAGACCCCATCCTTAGAGCCGAGCTGACGCTATGCGACCTTCGGGGTCGCTTCCTGTTCGAAGTGCGCCCCGATCTGTTCCCGCAAGGGCGACTGACGACCGAGGAAATGGCGCTGTGGGGGATGTTTTATGACGAGCGGAGCCGAGAGCGAAAGGGCTAGCGCCATCCCTGGCGCGGGGTGGGCGTCAGTTGAATGTAATGTTCAGTCCGCGATTGGGATAGCTCAGCACGTCGCGGGCGACGTTATCCAGAATCAGGTTTTGCAGCTCCAGCAAATGGCGCATGGCGTGATATTCGACGCGCGCGCCCTCACGAACAACGCTGTAAGGATCAAAGAAACTACTTCTCAACATGCCAAAACAAGCATCGGAAACTTTTTTCAGCGCATCGGGGGAAACCTCAAGAAGTTGCGGGGCAACAACCTGAGAGCTAGATTTATTTTCTTGCTGCCAACGCGATTGGTTTCTCGCCTGATCAGCTTGCAAATAGCGCTGATTGGTATTTGGGTCAGTGTAGATTGTCGCTCTGGGGGTATAAGACTCTTTAGAGAAGTCGCTTGGCGCTGGGGCCGACACGGGGGCGGTTTGTATCCGCCTTCTTTCAAGCCCCCGCTGTTCCGCTTCTCGAAACATCTTTTTTTCGGCTTCGGACATCTGCCCGAAGGACGCGCCAGCGACCAAGAGAAAGAGGCAGGCTGTAAACGCTTTCATAATATTACCGCCGTTTCATCGATTCTTTCAGCAGTTGCAAGCGCATCATATTGTCCTCGTGCATCTGCTGTTTCAGGTTGCGGACCTCTTGTTGGTGAGCTTCAATCGCCCGCGCCTTCGCGAATTCCGCGCGCCGGTTGGCATCGTCGGCCTCCTTCTGACGGGCGTCCCGCAGCATCTCCTTTTCTCCTTCGCGCAGCCCGCTTTGCGCGGGGGAAGCGCCCGCCGCCGGGGCGCTATTTCGATCCTGCAACGGGACAGTTTCAGTCTGCCCGCCGCTGGAACCGCCGTTATCCCGAACGCTCATTCGAGCGCCTTCTGGGCATTCCTTCTGCTGGTAAATCGCCTTTCCGTCTGGATCCGGACACTTGTAAATCTTCTGCCCGAAGGCCGACGAGCCGATCAACGCAAGGCCAAACGCCACAACCGCAAGCTTCATCTGAGCGCTCCTTTATGCCATCCATGCGTTACAGCATAACCCGCGCCAAGCTGGGGTCAAGCCGTGGCTAACCTGCAAAGCACCATCGACCTCATTTTCAACGGCGTCGACAACGCCTCGGAGGTCGCCAAGCAGGTCAGCGGGAGCTTGGGGGATCTTGCGAGTTCGGCCGAGGATATCAGCGCGCCGTTTGCCGACTTGGCCGGCAAAGTCGCCGTGGTTCAGACCGCCATGACCGCGCTGGCGGGCGTTATCGGCGCGCTGGCGTTCAACGAGTCCGCAAAGTTCCAAGCCTCGCTCTCGGACTTGCAAAAACAAATGGACGCCAGCGAAGGCAGCGCGGCCGATTTCGGCCAACGGCTCGAATCGCTGGCGCTGAAGTACGGCCAGAACAACAACGAGCTGGTCAAATCCGCCGCCGATTTCAAAGCGGCCGGCTACGACATCGACACCTCGATCAAGCTCGTTAAAAGCTCGATGGATTTGGCCATCGCCGGCGGCGTGGAAACCTCGGCGGCAGTGGATGTGATGAACCGCTCGCTCGCCGGGTTCCAAGTGCCGGCGAGCGAAGTCGCGCGCGAGGCCCAGCACATCGGCGACGTGCTGAACAAAACCGCCGACCTCACCAAATCCAGCTTTGGCGAGCTGGCAATCGGATTCGCCGACCTGTCACCCATCGCCAAACAAACCGGGCTGTCCATCGAAGAAACCTTCGCGGTGCTCTCGAAAGTGGTGGACGTGTTCGGCTCCGGCTCGGAAGCCGCCAATGGATTGAAATCGGGTTTTCTGTCTCTGGTCGATCCGAGCAAAGAAGCGGCGAAGGCGATGGCGGCGATGGGCGTCGACATCAAGGGTGCGGACGGCTCGCTCAAGTCGGTCAAAGACATCCTGGCCGATCTTGCGCCCGCCTTCGGCAAGCTCGATGAAAGCCAGCGCCTCGCGGCGGCGAGCATCATCTTCGGCAAAGACCAGGCCGCCAAGATGGTGCAGGTCATGGAAAATTACGGCGGCGCGATGGAGTTGGCCGCGAAGCTCACCAGAGAAGCCGGCGGCAGCATCGAGCGCGAAGTTACGGCGAAGCTCAGTCTCGCGGAAACCCAGGTGAAGCGGACCGACGAAGCGTTTCGCCAACTGCTCCAGACCATCGGCGATCAGACCTTGGTCAATACCGGCGGCGTCATCGGCTCCATCGGCGATCTGGCCATCGCGTTTCGCGACGTGATCCGATCAGGTTCGCTGGAGCCGCTTTTTTCGGCGCTGCGCTCGCAGCTCGGCGACATCGAAACCTTGTTTAAGACCGTCGCCAACAACCTGCCCGCCGCTTTTTCCGGGCTGAAGTTCGACGGCCTGCTCACCTCGCTCAGCGAGCTAAAGGGCGCGGCGAAGGTGGCGCTCGAAGCGCTGTTTGGGCCTGTCGATATCAGCACCGTGGACGGCCTGCGCGATGCGCTGCAAAAGGTGGAGGACATCATCACCGGGCTGGTGCGGGTAACGGCCGGCGAGCTTGGCGGGTTTGCGCCGTTTTTGAAAGGCATCGGCGCGCTGGCCAACGAGTTTGCGAATGCGGAGGGCGGTACTCAGAAATTTATGGGCACGCTGCTCGGGCTTGGCGTTTCCATCAACGCGGCGAGCGGCTACTTCGAGGGCATCAACACCGCGCTGCTGAGCTTCATCGCCTTTGGCCCGAAACTGGCTCAAATTCCATCGGCCTTGTCGGGCCTCGCGTCCGGACTCTCCGCGTTCGCCACCAGCGCCGCCGGACTTAAAGTCGGAATCGCGGGCGTTGCCACGGGCGTCGGATTGCTGGCGTTTGAAATCACTCGTTTAACCGGACTAGATAAAACCCTAAACGATGTGCTCGCGCCGGATTGGCTGTCGGGCTACCAAGGCGCGACGCTCGGCACCGTCGCCGCCGATGTCGCCGAAAAGCTGGGGCTGCTCCGCCCGTCCGCCGAATCCACTGCCGCCGCGATGGCGGCCCTCCCTCCTGCGTTCGCCAAACAAACCGAAGCCGCCAGGGAAACCAGAACCGAGATTAACGCTTGGCTTGATAAGCAGGAAGCGGCGGCGAAAACGGCGGGCGATACCAAGGGCGAAATCGACGCGCTCACCGAGTCGTTTCGCAAGCAAGGACTCGAATACAACGCCGTGACTGGCGAAATCACCCGCGTCGTGTCGTCGCTTCAGGCTCTGCCATCGGGCAAAACCGCCGAACAATTCCAGGAGATTTACGACGCGGCAAACCAGCTCGTGCCGAAGCTCGTCAGCGTTCGAGACGCCAATGGCCAGATCGTCCAGACCTACACCGAGATGGCGCCGAAAGCGCAGGCGATGGGCGGCACGTTATCGGTGGTGTCGACAGCTTATTCCGAACACGCTGCCAAAATCGAGGAAGCCAAGAAAAAGAGCGATGAATTTTTGCTCAAAATGGAAGAAATCGCATCCAACGAGCGGATCAAGACCATCGAGTTTGCCGTCAACTTGCAAGTCGAGAAGGTCAAGGCCGACGCCGAGCGCGTCAAGGCGGTGTTCGAGTCGATCAACGTCGCGATCCAATCGACCGGCGATGTGTTGTCCGGGCTGTTCGGCAACCTGAGCGGCGCGGGCACTTATGACCGGCTCGAAATCTTGGAGCAGATCGAGAAAGAAAACCAACTCCGGCGCGATACCTTCGACCTGCAAAAGAAGATGGCCGAGGTCGAGATGGACCGCATCCGCGCCCAGACCCGCGCGCTCGATCGCGGCGACGCTCTGATCAAGATCGAGGCGATGGGCCTCGAGCCGGAAATCGAGGCGTTTTTGTGGAAAATCCTGCAAAAGATTCGGGTCCGCGCCAACGCTGAATTCCAGTCCTACTTGCTGGGCGTAGGGGCGACGGCGTGATCGTCATCACCACGTTTGATTACGACCCCAACGGCTATGTCGCCCTTGATGCTCGGATCAAAAACCCGTTTGGCGGGGAGCGTCGGGGCAGCGTGACCGCGACACTCGACGGCGGCGCATCGCACTACGACACCGGCTACAGCGAGAGCGACCGCGAGTTTTCCGCGACCCTCAAGCGCCCGTCGCGCGCGGCACTGGACCGGTTGCAATACCTGCTGGCGTACTACCACGAGGTACGCCTGAGCATGGAATCGGGCTGTTTCCGGGTCCGGTTCTCGTTCGCGCTCGACGGCGATACCGCAACGCTCAAATTCCGGGCGCTGGCCCGGCTGGACAAATGACATGACCTCCTCGATTCACGCTTACGACCACGCTTGGAGATTAACGAAAACCGGCGTGATCGATGTCGATACCGACGAGCTGCGGATTGCGCTGGTGACCAGCGCCTACTCACCAAACCCCGCACACACGCAGTGGGCGGACGTATCGGCTTTCGAGGTGGCGGCAGGAAACGGCTACACCACTGGCGGCGCTCGACTGCTCGCGCCTGTCGTCACCAACAGCAAGATTACCTATACCAATCCGACGTGGCCAAGTCTAACTAAGGTGTTTCGATACGGCGTATGCCGAGCGGTCAAGACCGTGGCGGGGCTGACCGACCCGCTGCTGTTCTGGGTTTTGTTCAACACCGAACCGGCCGATGAAATTCAAAACTCCGCGAATTTTGAGATCAAAATCAATCCGACCGACGGCCTGTTTTATCGGCCCGGCTGATGAGCGCGATCTGGTTTTCCGGCACGCTCGATCACGCCTACACGCTCAATCCGGTCCAACTGCGCGGGTATGACGCGAGCGGAAATTTGCTCTGGTCGATCCGGACGAATGACATCCGCGACCATGATTTTCTCGCGCTGGCTAACAGTCCGGCCAGCGCGCTCTCCGATTTCCAAGACCCCTACTTTTTCGCGCCGGGATTCGATCATTACGGCAATGCCGTAACCCTCGTCACGACCTCGTTTACCGCCGGCGTCCGGAACCCGCGCCGACAGCCGATCCAGCAATTCGCCGTCGGCCGTGATGGCCGCATTTACTGCGCGTTCGGCCCCTCGCCCAGCTCTCGGACTCTCAAGCCCGGCGTCACCGAGGGCCAAGTCCGCGACATCCGGCAATACGTATCGGTCCAGCCGTATCAATCAAAATACCACGGCATCGGCGTTGCGCTCACGATACCGGCCGGCGACCCGAACGTCGGTTACGATGACCTGACCGTTTACCCGTACCAAAACTACGTGACCGGCGTCAACGGCGAGCCGTTTTACATCGACCTGTACTGCCGCTATTTCGCGGCGTTCCGCCAAGGTGGCGACCGGATCGAGCATCCCGAGCTGCACGGCCGACCGGTGTACGCGGTGGCGGCGAACGACGCCGAGGGCGGGTTTTACCTGGCCGGCGAGCCTTCGGGAGCCGGTGAAATATTTTTGCGGAAATACAATGCCGCCTTCGCTCAGCAGTGGTCCGCGCCCATCGCGCGGTGGTGGCCGACGATCCCGTATTACACGCCGCCGCCGGGCTTTGGGGTGGACGGCTGGTACACCCGAACATGGGAGAAAACCGCCAACATCGTCCTGGACGCGGCGGGCGATGTGTACCTTGCGGGGCATTATGAGTCATACAGTCACGCGCCCTGGGCCGAGTTCTATCCGTGGAGTTACACGTCGGGCTGGCTGCGCAAATACTCAGGCGCGACCGGTGTTTTGCTGTGGGAGCGCCGCTTCGGGCCGGGCGTGACTAACCTTGCGACCGACGGCACAACCTTTTATCTCGCCTTGCGCGAGCTGGCCCGGCAGTACCGCATCGGCGACACCGCCCATTATTTTCGGGGCGATCAAGCGCCCTGCGACATTTTAGCGTGGGACCCGGCCGGCGCGCTGGTCGGCACCGCCGCCACCCCGCACACGATCACTATCCATAATCAAGGTCAGCCGAACCAGTCCGAAACTATCGCCCGCAGCAGCAATGTCATGTCTCCGTTGCGGGTGGTCGCGTCCGGCGGGAGGCTATACGTGTCGCATAAGAGCGCAGCGTTCAACGATCCGGCGAACAACCCTAAATTCCTGCTCGTCTACGACACCGCTACCATGACGGAAGTCTCCCGCGTGCCGGCGCTGTCGGACCAGATTTATTTGATGGCCCGCAACCCGGTGGATAAATTTACCGACTTCGCCTTCGACGCGGCAGGCAATCAGTATTTTCCGAAGATCGGGCTGGATCTGCTGACCCCGAATTTTATGGCGTTCACCCCGGCGGCAGCGCGGCTGTGGGAGCCAAAGACGGCGGACGGGTTGTCGCAGGCAAACAGCCGCGCGGCGGTTTGGGATGGCGGGCGGATTTGTATCGTAGCCTCGCCGCATCTTCCGGCGCTGCAACTGGGGCTTGCGCTTGGCGTCCCCGCGCCGGTCGGTGATCGCTATGTGTTAATCCCCGGCCTGCCGCTCCCGCTTGGCCTTGGCGCGCCCTCGGTCATCCGAGAGTATGTCGGCCCGGCGCGGCCGATTATCTATCGGCTGTTTTTGCGATTCGCGACAGCCGTCGAGCTGCCGTTTTCCTCGCTAACCCTCCGCCGCACGGCTGGCGGCCGCCAATTGTCGGCCGTGGCCGTCGCGCCCGACATCGACACGCTCCAGGCCATCGAGGCTGCGCCAGCGGTCATGCTGGCAGTCATGCGCGGGGTGTTGCTGCCGGGCGGTATCGAGCAAGCCGACGAACTGCTGTCGCTCCCGCTCTATTCGATGCGCGCCGACCTTGGCCCGCGCCGGTTTTCAGTTTCGCTCGAAGGGCGCGGCGCGGAAACACCGGACGCCCCGCGCGCCCGAACCATTAAAGGCGTGAGTTATCGCGCGCTGATCGACGGCCGACGCCGGGCGCGCGCGGACGTTGACCCGCTGATCAAGCCCGGCGATACCGCGTTGTTAGACAGCGGGGAATCGTTTGTCGTCGGCGAAATCACCATCACGCTGACGCCTACCAGCGCGGTCATGGAAGTTGCCGAGATATGATCGTCACCGGCGGTTTCCGGGTCGGCAACCTCACGACGCGCGTTTATGACGACGACGGAACACTGCTCTGGTCCGCCGATCACGGCGCGACGGTTTATGGCGTCGCGGCGGATGCCTCGGGCAACGTGTATACCGCCGGAACGCGGGTCGGCAACCTCACCACGCGAAAATACGACAGCACCGGCAATTTGCTTTGGTCCGCCGATCACGGGGCCGGGCTGAATTGCATCGCGGTCGACTCGGCGGGAAACGTGGTCACCGGCGGCTCTCGGGTCGGCAACCTCACCACGCGAAAATACGACAGCACCGGCAATTTGCTTTGGTCCGCCGATCACGGGGCGGCGGTTGATGGCGTGGCGGCCGATCAGGCCGGGAACGTCTACGCCGTCGGGGCGGTGGTGGCGGGCGTGACGCTGCGAAAATACGCGCCGGATGGTACGCCGGGGATGACGCTCAATTTCGGCAACCGGGCGCGCGCTATCGCGGTCGACCCCAACGGCTACATTTTCCAAGCCGGCGACCGAAGCTTGAATTATCTGTACACGCTGCGCCGGTACGCGCCGGACGGGACGGCCGGCTGGACGAAAGACCAGAACAACACCATTTATGCCTGTGCGGCTTCGCCGGCCGGATCGGCGATCATGGCCGGCGCGATGCAAACCAACATCGCCGCGCGGGCTTACAATTCTGCCGGAACCGCCATCCCGATCGTTAGCCCTGGCAGCGAAACGCTTTACGGTGCGGCCTTCGACACCGGCGAAAACCGCCTCCTCGTCGGCGCGCGAACGAACAGCAAAACGGTCTGGAAATGCGACACGTCCGGAACACTGCTCTGGTCCGCCGATCACGGCGCGGACGTTTACGCCGTCGCCTTCGCGCCCTCGCCAGTCGTGCGGCTGATTCCGGGCCTACCGCTCCCGCTCGGGCTGGGCGTGCCGAGCACCGGAACTTATATCGATTTGCCAGCGCTCTCGATGCCGCTGGCGCTGGGCGTGCCAAGTGTGTCCGAGCACGCCGAAATCGACATCGCCGGGCGGGCGGTGGCGCAGCTTTATCGAGCCTATCTCGCCGTGTCCGGGCAATCCGGTATCACCGAGATCCCGTTTGCCTCGCTCCAGTGCGAGCGCCGGTTAGGCGCGTCGACCTGGGTGACGCTCGCCGTTCCGGCATGGAGCGAGGATCTGGAATCGCTGATCGAGTCGACAATGGGCGGCGAATTGGCGGTTTATGCCGGCTACCGCGCCCTCGGCGGCGGCGAGGTGCTGGGGCCTTTTTTGCGCGCGACGATCACCGACTATCGCTACGAGCGCGATCCTCGATCAGCCAGCATCACTATCGTCGGTCGCGTCATCACCCCGTCCTATGCCGCGCGGACCCGGACGCTTAAGGGCGTGCAAAGCCGAAACCCCGTCGGGCGGCGCCGGGCGGTCTGCGATGTCGATCCGCTGTTGCGCCCAAACGATACAGTCATCGACGGGCCAGCATCATTTATTGTCGGCGCGATCAGCTACCGGATCACGCCGAACGACGCATCGATGCGGGTCGAGGAGCGGGGCAGTGGGTAAGGCCACGATTGTCGAAAACCTGGGGAAAGGGAAGTACCGGGCGCAACTGAAATACGATCTGCGGGCGCTCGAAAAGACGCTGGCCGCGCTCAAAGCCCAGCGCGACGATGAGGCGATGGTCATGATTCGGGCGCTGCTCGCGCTCTCGGAGCTCGAAAGCGCCAAGGTGGCAGCAAAATCCGGGCTTGATGCAATAATCGATCAATGGATGTCCGGGTTGATCGCGAAGTATCGCGAAGCGCCGCCGTTGATTGTGCCCGACGACCCGAACGACCCGGAAACCGGAGCGCCTTGGGCCGACCCGGATCGCGCGCAGGACGACAAATTGCTGGCCGCGATCAACGCCGCGCGCTCGGCGGCGGGCGCGCCGTCGGTCACTCGCAACGCAAAACTCGATTCGGCGATCCGCTCTCACCTGCTGTACCTCGCCCGCTCGCATCGGGTGACGCATACCGGCGAGGATGGGAGCAATCCGGCGGATCGGGCGCGCCAAGGCGGATATTTGCCGCTCGCAGGAGCCGGCGAATGCCTGGCGTTCGGGCAGCGCTCGGCCTCGGCGGCGGTCGCGCGCTGGAAAATCAGCGACGCGCCGACCTTGCTCGATCCGGCTTATACCGACGTGGGCGTCAGTTTTCGCAACGCGCCGGAAAATCCCTATGGGTATTTGTGGGGGGCGGTATTCGCCGCGCCGGGCGGATCGCCGGGCGCGCTGGAAGAAAACCCGGTCAAAAATGAAGAACAGAAGGTCGATCAAGCGCTCGACCCGATCAAGCCGCCGAAGACCCAAGACGCCACGCCGCAAAAGTTGGCGGACGCGGCCGGCGAATTCGCCCGCGCCTCGCAAAAGGTGCGGCAGGGCAAGGACAAAATAAAACTGCTGTTGCTCGAACGCATCGAGCGCTCGCGCGCCATCGGCGAGCTGGAAAAAGCCAAGTCGAAGGCCGACACTGTTTTTGAGGTGTGGGCGTGCCAGTACGAAGACTATTTGGAGACCGGCGACGTGGTATCCACCGCCGAAGTTCCGGGCCATTACAAAGAACCGAAAGGGGCGGAGGAGCGGCCGATCAATTTGATTCCGCCGCTTCTGAATGCGGGCGGGCTGGCTCCGGCTGAGGGCCTGAGCGCGGCCGGCGTATTCGTAAACGCCGCGCTGGAGCCGGGTCATTTGCGATGGCGACCGGTCTGGCGCTACGGCACGATCCTGACGCTATCAAACGATAGCGGCGGGGGATGGTCTGGCGAAACGAATTGGAGTTGCTCGGTCCGTCTCGGTCCGGCCGACGCCCGGATGTTTGATCGCGAGCCGGGCGCGTACTCGCTGAATCTACAAGCCGACGAACTGCTCGCCAACGTCCCGATCAGCTACCCGCCCTGCAACGGCTGGGTGTTTCAAGCCGGCGACGAGGTTCTAGTCTTGTTTGAGGGCTTCTCCCGCGAGAAACCCAAGGTCATCGGCTTTCGCCGTTCGCCCCGTCTCTGTCCGGACGGGCGGGTAAGCTGGCGGGGGTAGGTTGAATGGCGCACCCGGCAGGATTCGAACCTGCTGCCCTCGACTTAGAAGGCTGATGCTCTATCCAATGAGCTACGGGCGCTTAATTAAAGTATTCCTCGTCTTTTTCAAGCTGATCATCTTCGTGCTCATCCGGAGCCAAGAAGACAATCGGATTTTGCGATTCGACGCCCCACGCGCCAACGTTGCGCGGGTTGCTGCCGCCAAACGGCAAAATTCCCTTCCGAAATTTCGGCTTCTTCCGCTCCAAGACTGCCAATTTTTTCCTCAGCAGCGCGCTGAATCCCGTCGATTCGAGCGGCGTTACTGAGAGGTAAGAGTCGCGCTCGATAGCATTTTGCCCGACTGGCAGCAAAATTTGACGAAGCCGGACCGATACCGCTTCCGTGCCGACTTCAAGAGTGGTCTCTCGCACATCGCGCATGATCGATAGAATTTCATCGGCCTCATCGCCCGCGATTACGCCGTTTTCTGCTAGACGGATTTTCCTCACTGTCTCCTGAATGCTCCCTGTCTTTTTAGCGTAATCCAGCGGCACATCAATCCCGTCCGCCAGCAAAGTCCTTACTCCAACGAACGGCAGGTCCACGGCGCTATCTCGCGCGACCCTGACCCCGCACTCAGGGATTTTGGAATTCCGGAGCTTTGCCGTAAACTGCACGAGACGTCTTGCCACGTCTGCTATATTGCTGAACATGAGCCTAGCCTAACCTTTAATTTTTCGCCCGAGCAGAAAATCTGCAATGTTGGCCCGAAGCTTATCTCGGTCCTTCCTCTTCATTTTACGTCCGTGAATATATGCTCCGAAACCGTCAAAGCATTCTTGCAAAAGTCGCTTGGCCGTCTCAAATTTGACGGCATCCTCGTCATCCATCTTTTAATCCTCAATATTAATAATAAACTCTGCCAGCGTTTCCGCGATGGCAGGCAGTGCCATCGTTTTTGCCCAACCCATCATTGCTGTGAAAAGAATTGGGACTTCCTTTATTGCCGACTTGCTTTCTTCAGAAAGTTGCGCGCAAATAAGATTATCGAAATTATCGTCGGTTTCTTGGTCTCTCCCAACAACAAGATGAGCGAGGTCCTTTTTACTCCAGTCCTTGCACAACACATCCATGTAACCATAATCGCCGTCATCTCCTAGAATTTCCTTCTCGATCTGATCGAGAAGCTCGGACTGCTCTTTCGTGATTTCAATATTGATGCGATCTTTAATATTCATCTTGAATCTCCTGTAAGGTCAGCCTGAATAGTTAAATAAATTTTTTAAGCCCTTCTGGGATCGGCGTATTTTGATAAGCCGGGAAATACCAGAACTTCCGCGTTGGGTGCCATTTAGCCCCATACGCCTTCGCTTCATCCTTCTGAGCGTATGACACATTTAGTATCACGCTCGTATACGGCGCGGCCAAGTCGAGCGGCTTTCGGCGAGCAGCCTTTTTATTTTCCGGCATCACCGTCGGAAGCTTGCCCGTTTCAATCCATATCATCGCTTGATTTAGATCATTTTTTTCTACTTGCTTCATCAGCGCATTCAAAGCCTTCCAGTCGTCCATGCTGGCGTTTTGCATAGAAGAAAATATTTTTTCGGCGATCTGATTGGCTTCCATCTCATTTCCCTCTTCTGTTCCAGACGACCCCGCGCCGCCTTTGATGGTTTCTATACTACTGCTATCGTATACGACATTCAATAGGGTAATGAAAATAATTTATAAATATCGTATACTGCTCGCGTGAATAAAAAAATAGAGACAACCGCGCAGCAACGCGCGAAAAAGTCGTATGAGCAGCGCACCGAAAACCGGGTGGTTCCGGTGCGGCTTGGGACAGATTCGAGAGCGCGGCTGGATCGGCTGGCGGCGACTTACGGCGGGCGACGCGCGGCGATTGAAGCGGCGCTGGAGGCGCTGGAGGTGCTGGATCGTGTTGGCCGTCAGTCTGACGCCGCCGGCTCTTAATCGCTGGCGATTTTCGCCAGCGCCGCCTCCGCTTCCGCTAGATCGGAGGTCTGCTCCGCTGGAGATAGCAGTTGGTAGGCCGCTACCGATGCTCTATAAGCCGTCGCTAGCGACGGCGCGTCGATGCCGAGCTGCAAAAGCGCCCCCAGGTCCCCGTTCATCCTGGCAAAAGCCGCGTCGTGGACGGCCTTGGCGCCGTTCCGCTCGATGGCGGCGAGGATGGCGGCTTGTTCGCGCAAGACGGAGGTCGGTCCGCCCGCCGCTTTAATCGTTTCGACTTGCTCGGCGTTGAGCCGGGCGGAAACTGTTTTATTGCCGGCTTCGCGCCGGCGTTCTTCATATCTTGCTTGTCTGCTCATAGCTCGATCCCCTTCCGCCCGAATTCCGGCAGCCAATTCCACCCCGACGCAACTGGAAATCTAGCTTTCGTGGCTGCCCGGACAGCTTCGCTATCCTGCGCTACCCAGTATGTTCCCAGCCATTCCTGCTCAGCGTGCCGAAACTGGAACCCCAGCGCTTTTAGCGTCTCCTTGACTCGAAAGGTGTCGCCACCAACCGCCAGCGCATTTCCGAATTTATCGTCCTGCGTAGTCCCGACGGTCAGCCCAATCCCACACTGTAGGAATTGAAGGTCGATTTGCTCGCTCATTTTGCTCTCCTGTTTGTGTTGTCGATGTAGTAATACTACTATGTCGTAATACGACAGTCAAGCGATGGAGCGAAATATTTTTCGGGGCTGGCGGCGCTGCCCATTAACCCCAGCTGGTGCCCGAAGTGGTGCCCGAAGTGGTGCCCGACGCGGCAATAAAAAAGCCTTGCATCGTTGCAAGGCTAGAAACCGGATTGGAATCTTATTGGAACTCTGTTCGGCATCGTTCCGCATCGTGCGTTATCGCAATGGCCAGAGCAAACTATAACTAGTTGATATTGAAGCTCTCTATTCGAGAGAGCTGCACTCATAACGCCCTGCTAGCGGTGAGCGGGGATAGCGTCCAGCAATTTTGATAACCCCCACAGATCGAGCCCGCGCTCGACCCGCTTTCCCGCAACCGACGAATCGCCCTCGATAGCGAGACGCGCGGCCATCGCCGCGACTTGAATGGCCTCCTCGCGCACGGCGTGCGCCGGCTGATCGAGCACGGCTTTGCACAACTCGCCAACTTCCTCGACCATCGCGATAGTCGTCAGCCGATCGCCCGGAAACTGTTTGCGCGCCTGGTCAATCTCCATTGCGACCTCGATCATAAAGGTGGCAACTACCGCGCCGCTCAGCAGCGCTTGCAGCTCTCGTTTTGTGTCGTCTGTTTTTGGCCACTCTCCGCCAGACTCCGCGCTCTGAAATTCAGGCTTTGAGGCATCATGCAAATACCGCGTGATCGCTCGCTTTACGATGTCCGGCGCGGCTTGGCACAGCGCCCGCACCCCCTGGCGATCTACTCCTTTCCAGAGCATATCTCCCAAATTCGATACCAGGACAAATGGCTCCAGGCTCGCGACTATCGCGTAAGGATCGCAACGATAGATTTCGCCGCTTCCGCGCAATGCTGTATCTCCGATTGGAATTACCACGTCACCGATTTGCATCTTTGCTCCTCATCGAATTGTTATTACTCGAATACCGCTATTGCTGGATTTCCTTCTGCCGAAAATCCCGATATACCGACGATAAGCGCCGAACAACAAGCTCGGCGTTTTTCCATAGCTGTTTCGAGATGTTTCTATCGCATCGTCAATCATATTACCGTGCGCCCAGCAAAAGCATTCTGCTTGACTCTTAACAAAGTCTCGCAACGAGATAAGTACCCCATCAAAAGAAACCGGGTATTATTTTAGCCATTAAAAGCCGATAGAGGTGGGTGGAAATGAAGCGTATTCGGTCATTAAGCGACGCGGAGTGCGAAACGCTGCGCGCGGCCTGGAAGGGGGGACCGAACGGTCGAGTGCGGCAACGGGCGCAGGCGGTGTATTTAGCGCATCGGGGATATCGGCGGATTGCGCTTTCGGGGTTCTTCGAAGTGGACGTGGACACGATCAGCGCTTGGCTGGACGGATGGGAGCGGGACGGGCTATGCGGGTTGTATGACGGGCCCCGTTCGGGACGGCCCCGGATTTACACGGCGGGGGAAGAAGCGCGGTTGTGCGGCTGGCTGGATGAGGAACCCCGCCAGATCCAACAGGCGCAAGCCCGGCTGGAACAGGCGACGGGCAAACCGGCCAGCCGACAAACCGCACACCGGATCGTCAAAAAAAAGCGTATCGCTGGAAGCGGTGCCGACGGCGGGTTAACGGCCCGCGCGACGAAGCCGCCTTTCGCGCGGCGCACGTCCGGTTAAGCCAACTCCAGCACGGTCATTCCCAAGGGATCATCGACTTGTTTTATTTCGATCAAAGCGGCTTCACGCTCACCCCGTGCATCCCCTATGCTTGGCAAGGTCGGGGGAAGCCGTTGACCCTCCCCAGCGCCGCGAGCCCGCGCGTGAATGTCTTGGGGTTCATGAGCCCCACCCATCAGAGCCACTTTCAAACCGTGATCGGGCGCGTCACCTCGGCCACCGTCATCGCCGCCCTGGATGCCTTCGCCGCTCAAACCGCCCGCGCCGGAAAACTTCGCTTGGTCGTCCTGGATAACGCGCCCATTCATACCAGCCAAGCGTTTCAGGACCGGATGGTGGACTGGTTTCGCCAGGGCGTCGGTTTCCATTGGTTGCCACCCTACAGCCCCGAACTCAATCTCATCGAAATCCTCTGGCGCAAAATCAAGTATGAATGGCTTCCCCCCAAAGCTTACCTCAGCTTCAATCACCTGAAATCCGAACTCCAAAACATCCTCGAACATTTTGGGTCAAAATACCAGATAACTTTTGATTGAGTACTTACATGCAACGCATGTCGCAAACGTTTTCCATTCTCCATCAGACAGTAGCCTGACTTTTTCAAACGATGCGCCGATGAGAATGTTTTTATGACACTCATCGCACCGATGCGGCTTTCGCGCCTTTTTAATGAGCGTCCGGCTGTAAACTGGAGGGACCTCATAATCGCACCAGCACATTTTCTTATCCGCCTTTATGATTGCCGCGCTTGACATACGCTTGCAGCTCTGCCGGATCGAGCCGCATCAACCGCCGCCCGACCCGCTGCGGTATCGGAAACCCCAGGTTGAGGTACGGCCGCAACCTCGGCGGCACGTCATCCAGCCGGCGCTTGCCCGCGTTGATCTCCGCCGCTGCCAGTGCTGCCAGCGCCAAGTCACTAATCAGCGCACGGGAGCAGCCGAGCAAATCAGCGGCGGTTTGGTAGCTGAGCAGTTGATTCACTTCATTTCCCACCGCAGCGGGGATGGCGGAGCGCCATGCAGCGCGGGCGGGTGCAGAGGAGGCAGCTTGGCCAGTCGCATTTGCTCGAGCACCGCTTCATTGCCATGCGTCAATTGACATTGCCTTTTGTGCGAGCGGGCTGACATCAGTCCATCGTTTTCGACAAAAAAGCCCGGCTCGCTTCTCGGCCTACTGTTGAGCGCGTGCCACACATTGATTTTGTCGACCATCGCATGATCGTAGATGGCGATGGCATCGCCCAACGGAGTGCACGGCTGTGGGATCAGTGGGGTCCATTTAATTCTGAGCGAAGCATTTTTTCTGTCAGGCAGCCGCAAAATTTGCGCCATCAGAAACTCGAACTCGGAAAAATCGTCCAGCGTTTCCCACGGATAGCCAAAGATTTGAAACATCTTGAACTGAATATGCCCGGCCTTCAAAAACGTGTCGAAGTAATCCACGATCTGCGGGATCAAAATCGGTTTATTGACCATTTTTCTGATCGCGTCCGAAAGGCCGTCGATCCCGACTCTAATAAGCTGATTGCTGCGAATCGGCGGCCGGTTTTTCATGACGGTATCCACCCGCATCGACGCAAATCCGGCCAGATACCCTTTTCCGTGAAGCCATTGGAAAAGTGGGAGGTAGTCGGGGTGGCTCGCCTCGTCCGGCGCGTAGAAATTGATTTTTCTGGTGATCTTTAAATCGCATTGCTCCAACACTGAAATTAGGTGGTCCTTCCGGTAAATCCTGGCGGGCGACGAATGCCCGAGTTCGCAGTAATGGCAATTGAATGGACAACCCCGCCCGATCTCGACGTACCACGCTGCCGATCGGGTTCCCGGCCGATTGAGGTAGGGCGGGTTATTCGGCAAGGGGCGCTCGAAGTTTGGCGCGGGAAGCTGATCGCCCGCTCGCCACCGGCTCGATAAAATCGTCCCCGGAAGTTCGGCCAGCGCCTCGACGTGTCCCGTTTCGGCCAGCAAGTCCAGCGCCCTCTTAATCCAGGTTTCCGCCTCGCCCACGCAAACGACATCGGCATAAGGGATCGCCGGGCGCGGGTTGTTTTGCATGACGTGCCCACCCACGATCCGCCACTTGGCGCGCTTGGGTAGGGCGGCGAGGTTCGGAAAATTGTCGCAATGGTGAACGCTGATCAGCTCTACGTCATACCCCGCTTTGGTGTTCCGCAGCACGTCCACCCGATGTCCCGCCGTTCTGGCGTGGTGCGCGACATAAAACGGGCCGATGGACCCGGCGTCGGCGTCGGGGCAGGCTTCGACAAGACAGCAGTTCAGCGGGCGCATGGCATCACGCACAGCGTCTGATTGGCGGCGATCCTACCCGGCGGGCGGATTCCCCAGCGCATGACGGCGCCATCAATGCCCATACGGCGCGCATACAGCTCCGGCAGCGGCCGGCGAAACAGCGCCGTTTGCTCGTCACCTTCCTCGATTTCCCACGATCTGACGCGCCCGTGACCCTGGCTCGACTTTGCGCCGACATGGCGGCATGGCGCGAGGAGCCGGCGAATCTCGGATTCGTCCCCGACGCAATGCCATTCGATTTTTGGCGTGACGCGAAACAACAGCGATTTGCGATAAGCCTTGTAAGGTCCAGCTTTAGTGATGATCTTCTTGGTATCGGCCGGCAAAAACCGTTCGTGCTGATCGTCAAAGCGGCGGTGAAAATAGATAGCGTGCATTTCGTGCAATCGATAAATCGGCGACGACGCCGCATACCACCACCAAGCGCCGTCGCTGATCCGCTCCAACGGTAGCCCTTCTATCGGCGTCATCAAGTCGGACCGGGCTTGGAGAACCGAAAACTCGTCGGGGTCGCGCAGGTAGAGCATCCAGTATGCCAATATCCCATCGAGCGCCGGGGCCCAATCATCGGCGGCAGCGAACCCGTTATATAGATTCGCTATCACTTTAAGCGGTCGCATCAGCCACCTCCGGCAATCGCATGGCGTCCGGCAAATAAAGCATCCCGTTCCCGAACGCTTTTTTGCTTCCGATGCCTTTAAGCAGCATCTCGGAAAATAGATCGGCATCGCGAACGAGCGCGACAGCCTTGACTCTCGCCGGGAAAAAATGGATGACATTGCCGTCGGCGTGCTTGAATCGCCGAGGAGGAAGGTCGAAGAACTGGCAGAAGCCGACCGTTCCGCCCTTGCGCCCCACCACATCGACAAAATAGGCCCGGCGCTTTGCGTTATCCAGCAGCGGGGTTACCTCGGATTTCGGCCCTGCTCCGCCGCGCCGAAACCCCTGACTTTTGCTGATTTCAAGCGCCACCACGCCGTCGATGCCGTAGCTTCGGCCCGCCTCGATCAAGGCTTCGGCGTGCCGGCACGCGGGTGGAATCCGGGAAAGCAGCAAGCACCGGTCGCCCGACTGGCGAAACAGAAACGGTCGAGGCGCGCCGGTCTGGTGTTGCGGGAAAAAGCTGTACAGATACTGATGCACCGTATATGGCGGCAGGTTTTCTGGAAGCGAGACGGCGGCGAAGTGCATCATGATGACGCCGCTCCTAACAGTTGCTTGATCTCGCCGCCGTTAGCGGCCAGCATCTGGTCGTATTGGGCGCGCAAGTGCTGATCGTAAGCGGCTTTTGCGGATTCCGCCTTACCTGCGAGCAGCGGCGGCGCGCCCGCTTTGATGCTCAGAAAGTCGCCGGACTCTCCGGAATCCAAATCGGTGTAACGGACATCGACGGTCACGCGCCCATGCCCTTTGTTGCCTTGGCCGCCCAAAACTGGGGATCGGCCGAACATGTGTAGCGCGGCGACCAAACAGCCAAGCTCGACTTCCGACACGCCGAGGCAATCGCATTCGCCGTACAAATGGACGCCCGGAGCAACTAGCTCAGCCAGCATCCGTTGCTGCGTTTTGTCCTCGTCATCGTCGCTTTTGCTGTCCGTCTTCTTTTTAGCCTTCGGTCCGGCGAGCAGTTTTTCGGCGTCCTGGATGATGTAAGGGATCAATTTGACGTCCTTGCTGTCGTCTTTGCGGCTGAATTGCTGCTCGAAGGTGAGCGCTTTGTAGCGGATGCGCTCCGCCGCCGCGAGCAGATCGTCAGGCAGGCAAGGCATTGCCTCGGCACAGACCGGGTACAAGCACGAAACACGCAACTTTCCGCTTAAAATCTGGTTGCCGACGCCGCCGCCGAGCAAGGATAAATGCGGCAGCGCCGAGCGCAGCTTTCTCGCGGCCGCGATGTCCGTTTGCTGCTCGCCGCCGATTGCTCCGCCGCTAAACAGTAAGTGAAATCCGTCCGGCGGGACTTGTGGAGACCCCAATTTCTCCAGCAGATAGACAGCCGAAAGGTCGCGCCATTGCCCGCGCACCGCGTTTCCGGAGTAGGAAAAGACCCGCTCGACCGAGCCGTCGGGCTGGATGATGGGGTGTTCGACTAAAAACGATGATGTGCTGATCGTCTCGGCGATGTGCGACAGCGGCGAGCGCGTCAGGTAGAGAAAGGACAGCCTGATATTCACAGCGATTCCTCGTCGTCGGGTTCGTTTTTAAAAGCGCTCTCGGTTTCTAGCCTGTCCCTGACCAGCAGTACGATCCAAGCCGTTTCTTTGAAAAGGCAATGAATCACTTTTCCGTGATCCGCCTTTTGCAAAATCCCGGTCAGAAACTCCCGACTCTCCGAGAGCTGCACATACTCGACGCGGCCATCGATGCCGGTACGTGGCACGAGCCGCCGCTGGTCGCTCTCTAGCCACTTCGGCTTTAGCGAGCTTGCTTGCAGCCTCGGCAATAAGGCGTCTAGGAACTCGGGAATGGTGTTGGCGCGCTTTGCCGATGCCTTAATAAAGCGCGTAATCCTGTCCCAGATGTCGGGCTTAATCTTGACTTTCTTAATGTCTCGCGAGCGCCAGGCGGCATAGACGATCAGCGCCGCAACAGCGGCGGATTCGTTGTCGGTGTCAAAGCGATGGATCAAGGCTGTCCTCCCCATCTCGCTGCGCCACGTAATGGCATAAGCCCCAAAGCTGGAGCGACTTCGAGCGCCATTCTCGCGCTGGGCGCTCGGCTTCTCGCCACGTTTGCGCGCCGATTTCGAGTAGCGCTCTGGGGCTATACTGCCCGCTTAAGATGCTATCTTTAGAGAATCCGAGGCGATAAAGTTGCTCGAAATCGGCAATGGCGGCGCGGTATTTAGTGCGGTCGAACGCCAATAAATCATCGTCCACCCGCAGCGGGAATAGGTCTCGATCCAGCGCAATCGCCCCTTTGAAAATGAGTTGCTTTTTTCCCATCGGGGCGATGATCGCGATAAACGGAGGTTCGGGCGGGTCGACAAGCAGCGCTCTCCACCTCGCGCGCGATGGGCATTCATGACGGTCGGGCGAGCTAAAAAGATGGCTCGAATATAGCCAGTTCCACGCGCGTGGCTGCTTGTTCTCCTTTTTCGGGAAAAAGGCCGGAAGGTTGCGCTCAGGATGCGCATTGACGTATTGCGCCCAACCTTCCGCCTGGCTCGTCGCCGCGCACGCTTGACAGATCGCGTCGGATGCGGGCATCAACGCTGCTGAGACGTCGGTAAACGTGGGCGCGATAGCCAATTTTTTAGGCCAGCCGATGCTGTTTGTTTCACCTCCGCACAAATAGCATTGAGCGCATTCGGCATAACGAGGCCCGCGCTTGGGTTGTGGCGGCGGGTAGTCGCCCGCCGAGCAGCACGCCCACGCGAATTGAGGAGGCGTTAACTGTGGATCGAGTAGAGCGGTTTTCATTCCTGCTGCTCTTTTGCCCAGTCGTAACAATTCTTGATTTGGCGATTTTCGACGCCAATCAATCGCACTCCATCAAGCCCGAAGCTGAATTGCAAGACTGCGCTGCGTATGCCGACATCATCTTCAGCCGAGCCCATCGGCATCGATTTTATTTTCTCCGCCACTTCTGCGGCGGTCATGGGGATAGGAGGGTCAATTGGCTTGATCATTTCGGCCCCTCGTTGGCTTTAAGGTCGCTTGCATAGAGCGCAAGGTCAACGCACCGGCGGCCGGCCACGTAATTGATAAAGTCGGTCAATAGGGCATCAACGTCTCGTTGATTAATATCTGCGCCCGTCGCATCATTCATATGCGCATTGCGCCGAATACTCTCCATCGCGCCGGCGCGATACTCTTTCGCGTCCGCGATCAGCACTTTAAGGACTTCAATGGTCTTCATTGCTCAAGCTCGGATACTCATTCCATTCGCGCCCGTCTAATAATCGGCCCGCCGCTTTTTTACCAACTCGCTCTCCCCGTTCATTGAATTCTCCCCACTGCTTGAAGAAAAAGGGGACGCCCGCCGCAACGCACTGATCGCGGATCAGGCGGACCCATTCGACGCTCATCGGCCTTGCGCGCGGACCCGATTCGCCGCCGACAATGACCCAATGGATACCTGGTTTCGCGCCGATATGGCGGCGGCCATGTTCGGCCGGCAGCCAAGGATTAAGCGTCACTTGCTCAATAAGCGGCTCCACGCTCAAAAACCGAACTGGCGCGGCGGTGGCGAGTAGCGCCGGGATGCGCGCGTCGGCTGTCTCCTGATTTTCCACCGACACGCCGAGCCAGATATGACGGCCGATTTCAATATCTGGCGGCTCGCCCGGCTGTATTGGCCGAGACAGTCGGTCAATCATGTCCGCCATGCGCCTCGGTCTTTTGGTGAGTACTTGATATGTGTGCCAGTCAGCTTGATGCATGGCCGAAAAAACCGACTTGATAAAGGATTCGGATACCCATTCCTGAAAAAGATCAGACATGGAATTCACAAGAATCCGGCGCGGTTTTTTCCACGCAAACGGCTGAGTCAATCGCTCGGGATGCTCGGAAACATCCGTAAACGACCTGCCGAAATAAACCGTGTTCGGATTGGCCGACAGCCGCCGCCAATCGCGTTCCGCGTAGCAGTTTTGGCACCCGGCCGAAACTTTTATGCAGCCGGTGACGGGGTTCCATGTTGTGTCGGTCCATTCGATTTTTGATTTTGCGCTCAAAGTGATAACCCCTAAAGCGGCGCGTCCAGGTTTCCGGTTAGATCAAGCGCTAGCTCAACCTCCCGCAATTCTTTTGTGAATACCAGCATATCGGGGTCGTCATCCCATAGCTTGTGATCGATTTCAGATCGACATAACGGGATGAAAAGACGGTCTAGCCCATCGCAGTATCCAAACAGAGCTTCTATCATGTTCATTTGTTGCTCGTCAGCTAAGGCTATTCCAGTCCGGCGGCTTGGCCGGACATCAAATCAGGTCGGGAAGCGGGTTCCGATCCTGACGGCGCGACCGTCGCGTCTCCGCCTTTTCGGATCGCATCATTGATTTTTTCAGAAACCTTTTTTGATTTTTCTGGAGCGCCAGAATCCGCCGGCACGTCGAACCAATCTTTGGATGACGACATGCCATCCCTCAGGCTGGAGTAGATTTTTTTAAACGAAATGATTTGGGCGGGCGTAATCGTCTCGATGCGCCGTTGGATGCGCTGCTCGATCTGTTCTTTCGAGACCCCAAATTCGGCGAAAGCGGCTACCAGTTTTTTCAGGGCTTCCGGCGAGGTGTCCGCATGGGCGCTCAAAGTGATTTCGCATTGCCGTTGCGCGGCTTCCACCACGTCGCCCGGCACGACCGACAAAATACAGTTACGTCCGCGCCGGCTCGCCTGGTTAGCGACCAGCTCGTAAATATCCCGCTCATCGGTCAGCGCGTATCCACCTTTTTTGGTGTCTCGCCAGTGGCGTACGCGGAACGCGATGGATTTGCGCGCGTTGGTCTCCATGTCCCACGCGAACGCCAGTACCTCGGAGTATCCGACTTTGTCGGGGCCGATTCCGCGCGCCACTTCTTTAAATCCGACGTCCATATTCCCCCAGCCTTGGCAGATCGCCTCGGCCAGCCGAATGCTGGGACCGGTGATTTCGGTTCCTCCTCTGGTGTAGCTGTACAAGCTGCTTTCAGCCAGCGTCGGGCGCGAGGCCGCTTGCAAAATTAAATCCATCGACCTCACTGGGTCGCGCGGAAATCGCTTGGCGATCAAGACCATTGCTTGTACTTCCTGCGCCTCCCGCGCAATTCCGGCGTCAGCGAGGGCGGATGCTGGTCTTTCGGCGAGCGCGAAGGGGTTTTCAGAATGATTGGTCATCATAGGAAGGCTCGTTCATCGCCCACGCGGGCAGGTTTAAAGTTTCTATTTCGTCGGAGTATGCGGGCCAGCGCCCGGCAGTCTCGCAGATCGCGAACCCGCGCAAATGGTGCCGCCACAGGCGGAACCCTGCATTGGAAGTCGCGTCGGATAATTGGTAGCAAGCGACCGGATACGGGGCGGTTTTCTCGACCGCCATAAACAAGAACGCCTCGGCCTCTATCCCCAGGGCCTCGCATCCGGCGAGGTAGTGGGCCTGCTGCACGTGATAGCGATAAGTCGCCACGGCCCTCGCGAAACCTTCCGGGCTCGCGTCTTTTGTGGTCTTGAGATCGGCCGCCACGGACGGCGCGAGCCAATCGATTCGGGCCTTGCAGCGCAACCCGGTTTCGTCGGTCCATACGATCGATACCTCGGCCTCTCCGGCGGACAGAACCAAACCGCAGGCGGGATGATTTCGGACGCTGGCCGCAATGTCCAAGGCTTCCTGGTGCGCCGAAGCGTCGAGCGGCGTATAGCCGGCTTCCTCCGCCTCCGCCCTAGCCGCTTTCGCCGCTTTCGATCTGCCGAGGTCCATCGGCTGGTAGCGCTCGGCGAACTGGTCGGGCTCCAGCACGGCGCAGTGCACCGCCCGCCCGAACAGCAAAGCGGGGGTGTCCGCTTGCTCGGTTTTGCATAAGGCCGGATATTTCGCGAATCGGCCTAAAGTCGAGTTCGATACCGCGCTCCAGGAGAAATAGTCCTGGAATGGCACGCCACGGTATATGCCGTCGGGGGGCGGTGCTTGCCTCACCGCACGATCTCCACCCGCCCTGCTCGATGGTTCCAGCGCACCCGCCGTCCGTGGCGGGCGAACAAAGCACAAAAACGGCCGATCGTCATGGATGAGGGCACGCTGAGCCACCAACTTTCATTTCTGATCACGGTGAACCGGTTCGGGTGGGCTATGGGTTGCACTGAGATGTTCATTTTGATTCCTTTAAACATGCCCCGATAAGGCGGATCTTGCTTTCATGCGGCTTGGGAAAGCTCCCACTCGCTGATCGTCACATCATCCGCCAGCGACAGCGCGTCGGCGTCGATCTGGTTTTGAAAGTCCCTGATCTGCCACGCTGGGCAGAGCGGGAGCACGTCGAAGACCGGATAAACCAAGCAATTCATCTGCTCGTTCCAGACCGTACGTTGTCCGCGCGTGCGGACTTCCACGATGTCCGGCTCTCCGCTTTCCGGGTCGCGCTCGTAGATCACGACCATCGGTCGGCACTCTCCGAAGATTTGCGCTTCGGTCTCGAATTCGTATGGGCCGCTCATGACGCTTCCATCCTCTCAAGAAGCCCCGGCACCTTCTCAAACAAGTTGTGCCAGCCATCCAAACAATCGCTAAGTTGCCGCTGGCTGCGCTGCGCCTCGGCCTCCTCGGCCGCTTGTTCGGCTTCGCGCTGGCGGCGCGCGGCCCATAGGTCCGGCTCGTGAAGCTCGATGACCCGCTGCCCGTTGACCGTGTGCTCGACGGTCACAAGCCCGGCGCGCTCACCCGAAGCCTTGGCGGCGTCGGCGTAGAATTCAAAGGTTTTGCACATCGCGCTTACTCCTCAGCCCCCCGACCGCGACCGCGACCGCGACCCCGACC